GCTGTCATCGAAAAACCGTCGCAGCTGTTTTCTGCCATTGCCGAGACGTTGCGTACCGCCATTCCCGGCTTGAAGGTCGGGAGTCATCAAGACTTCGACGGCACTGTCGATCTGCCCTGGGTGCTGATCGCCATCGAACGCGATGCGCCGGGCATCCGTGCCAACGACGGACGTATCGCTCATGTCCTGACGGTTTCCTTGCAAGCCGTGTTGCCCGGTGCAGGGTTGGCGGCGTGCGATCTGGCCAGTGAGTTGAAAAGCCTGGTCGTCGATAACCGCTGGAAACTGCCGGGCGAGCAATGCGATCTGCCGATGAACATTGATGGCATCCCGTCCACGTTCATCAGCGATGCACGGGAGTACACCGCCTGGACCGTTTCATTTACCCAAACCCTGTACCTCGGCCCGACGCTGCTCGAAGACCCGTTGGGCATCCCGAAATTTGCCCGTACCTGGGAGGTGTCGAACATCGACGACCCGGATCAATACACCGCACTCGAGGGCTGACCCATGTTTGATGCGCTGTTACGTATGCAACTGGGGCCGATCATCGAGCGTTTGGCCGAGATGGAAACCGAGCTCGAAGACTTGCACCGGCGTGCCGACAGTTTCTGTCGTATCGGCGTGTGTCAGGAAGTCGATGCGGCCAGCAATACCTGCAAGGTCCGTCATGGGGAACTGCTCACCCCGGCGATCCGGTTTTTCAACCCAAGCGCCGGGGCACAGAGCGAGTCGCGGATTCCTTCCGTGGGTGAGCAGTGTTTGCTGCTGAACCACGGCGGTGGCGAGGGCGGCGGGCAGTCAGTGGCGTTGTTCGGTCTCAACGGCGGTCAGTTCCCGCCCGTCTCGACACAGGCATCGCTGACGCGTCGCCTTTATCAGGACGGCACGGAAAACGGTTACGACCACGCCAGTCATGTCCTGCACTGGAAGAACGGCCCGACGGCGTTCACCGGCTCCCGTGAATCCCTCGAATTGAGCATCGGCCCGGCAAGGCTGGCGATGACGCCTGAGGCCATCGAATTGCAACTGGGCGCCGTCGGCCTGCGACTCGACGCCTCCGGTGTGCATCTGAGCGGCCCATTGGTGGATCACCAGGGTCGCGTCATCAGTACCGCATAAAGAGCTTCCCATGATCGGAATCGATAGAAACACCGGCGCAACGGTCGACGACTGGTTGCAGTTTGTGCAGCGTGCCACCCGGGCGCTGACCACGCCGTTGGGCACGCGTCAGAAGCGCCCTTTGTATGGTTGCGCACTCACTGAGTTGCTGGGGCAGAACCTCGGCGACGACCTGCTGATTCTCGCCCAGAGCCATGCCGCCCAAGCGTTTTACAACAAGTACAACGGCATCGACGATTTTGAGCCGCAGGTCATTGTGGCCAGCCGCTACGGTGCCGGGTTGTTGTTGCGCTTTGCCGGCACCTGGAAAAATCGCCAACAGACCTTCGAGGTGGTGGCATGAGTATGTTGATACCTGGCCAGAACCAGTTGGCCGAACCGGCCATCGTCACGGTCGAAGCGTTCGAGGATCTGCTCGCAGAGTTCAAGACCTTCGTTGTTGAGTACGTCGGCGCCCGTTCCCCCGAGAGCGCGGCCAAGCTTGCAGTCAGCCTGGAAAACGAAAGCGAGTTGCTGACCCTGGCACTTGAGGCGTTTTGTGTGCGGCTGCAAACCCATGAACGCAAATACAACGCCCGTATCAAGCAGATGCTGGCGTGGTGGGCCACCGGCACCAACCTCGACGCGCGCCTCGCGGACATGGGGCTTGAGCGCCAGTTGCTGGACCCGGGCGACCCGGCGGCATTCCCGCCGATCAATCCGGTCTACGAGAGCGATGACGACGCCCGGTTGCGTTATTACCTGGCGCCCCATGCACCGGCGGCGGGCTCACGGATGCAGTATCGGCGCGAGATTTTCACCCTTGGCGAACGGCCTGCCGTGAAGGTGGAAACCACCGCGGCGGGTGTGGTGACGGTCACTTACACCTTCGACCCGGACGGCTATGTCGCGCAGGTCAAGGACGGCAACGGGCGCCGGACCGCGCCAGGCGAAGTCACGGTCACAGTGCTTTCCCGGGAGGGTGACGGCACGCCATCCCAAGCGCTGCTCGACGGTGTTCGCCAGCATTTCGCCCGGCCTGATGTGCGGCCCGAAACGGACCTGGTTACCGTGCAGGCTGCGCAAATCAATAACTACAAAATCCGGGTGATCGCGAAAATCAACCCGGGCCCCGATTCCGGGCTGACCAAGGTTGCCGCGCAACAGCAGCTGCAGGCGTATGCCGATGCCTGTCATCGCCTGGAAGGGCGAGTGGACCCGAGCTGGATCGACTACACGCTGCACAGCGCCGGCGCGGTTCAACTGCAAATCCTTGAGCCGGTAGCGCCGATTGTGACGAGCGCTTTTCAAGCGCCGTATTGCACGGGCGTCGAGGTCGAGGTGGATACGTTATGAGTGACGACACACCTCGCCCGAGCCTGTTGCCGGCCAACAGCTCATCACTGGAAAGGGCGCTTGATCTCGGCTTCGCCCGGTTGCTTGAGCGCATCGACCCGCCGTTCCCCGAACTGATGAACCCCGCCAAAACACCGCTGGCATTCCTGCCGTACCTGGGCGCAGATCGCGGGGTCAGCGAATGGAGCTCTGAGGCGACCGAGGCGGAAAAACGCCTGACGGTGGAACTGGCCTGGCCCACCGCACGGCAGGCCGGGACGCGAAAAGCACTGGAAAACGCGGCCAAGGGATTGCAATTGATGCCTGAGGTGCGCGCCTGGTACGAACAAACACCACCCGGCCCGCCTTACAGCTTTTCCGTCAGGGCCTTCACCGAACAACCCTACAGCGAAGAAATCGACGCCCGTCTCGACCGACGCCTGGCCGATGCCAAAAGCGAACGCGACACCTTGAAGGTTTCTGTCGGCTTGAGTGCATTCGGCAGTCACGTCATCGGCGCCGCCACCGTATGCGGCGAGCTGACCACGGTTTATCCGATCGTCATCGAAGGGCTTGAAGCCTCGGGTCAGGCCTTCATGGCCGCCGGGCTCTACACCGTCGAAACCTCCACAATTTATCCTCAGGGGTCCTAAATGGCCGACTATTACACCCTGCTCACCAATGCGGGGATCGCCTACGAAACCGCCTGCAAGGCGGCGGGCACACCGATCAAGCTGTCGCAGATTTCCGTCGGCGACGGCGGTGGCGCGGTTTACAACCCGGCCGCGAGTGCCACGGCGCTCAAGCGTGAAGTGTGGCGCGGGCCGCTGAATGCGCTGTTCCAGGATGAGAAGAATCCGAGTTGGTTGCTGGCCGAAGTGACTATCCCGCCTGAAGTGGGCGGCTGGTATGTACGTGAGGCTGGGCTCTGGACTGATACCGGGATTCTTTACGCCATCATCAAGTATCCGGAATCGTTCAAGCCGGTGTTGGCGACTTCGGGCTCGGGGAAAGAGTTTTACATTCGTTCGATTTTCGAGACCAGTAATGCGGCGTTGGTGACGTTGTTGATTGACGACACGGTGGTCAAGGCGACGCGGGCGTGGGTGATGAGTTACCTCGCCGAAGAACTAGGCAAACTTGATGGCAAGCAATCGGTGCGGGTTGCCGCCACTGCTAACGTAGTGTTGAGCGGGGCTCAGCAGATTGACGGTGTTGCGGTTGTGGCGGGGGAACGGGTGTTGTTACCGAACCAGACGCTGGCCAAAGATAACGGCTTGTGGGTGGTTAGCAATGGCGACTGGATGCGGGTAAGCGATGCCAGCACCAGTGCGAAAGTTACCCCGGCCCTGACTGTGATGGTCGAAGAGGGCGTGGTGAACGGCGATTCGCTATGGCACCTGACCACCAACGGGCCGATTACCCTGGGCACGACGGCGCTGACGTTTGAAATGTTGGCAGGGCGGACGGGGATTCAACCGGGAACCTATAAGAGTCTGACCGTGGATAAGTACGGTCGGGCAACCGGTGGTTCGAATCCAGAAACGCTGGCCGGGTTTGGTATCAAGGATACGTACACCAAGGCTGAAATCGAGGAGATGATTGCTCAGGCTTCGGCGCTGCCGGTCGGTGCGATTGTGGCGTTCCCCGTGAACAAGATTGCGCCCGGGTTTATGGAGATCGACGGCAGTGTTAAGAGCATTGCGGTTTATCCGGATCTGGCAGCGTTCCTCGGTACGGCATTCAACAAGGGCGATGAGGGGGCCGGAAACTTCCGGCTGCCGGAATCGCGCGGCGAGTTTCTTCGCGGTTGGGACCATGGGCGCGGTGCGGACTCAGGGCGTGGCATCGGTACGTATCAGAGCGATACCATTCAAAATATCGCCGGCACAGTTGGTGATTTTCCGCGTGGTTCTACTGGTGGTCAGTCCTGGGGGGCAAGTGGTGCATTTGCTGTAACAACTGGCGGAAACGGCCCAGGCACTGATGGCGCTGGTGTTCCGTGGGGGCAGATATCCTTTGATACCTCCCGAGTGGTTCGTACCTCGACCGAAACGCGACCACGCAGCTTGGCGGTAATGTGGTGCATCAAGGCCTGGAATGCGCCGATCAATCAGGGAAATATAGATATTGCGGCGCTGATGGCGCTGGCCGCTCAGGCCACTGAAACCAATCAGGGCACGGCCAAGGTCGCCAAACAGGAACAGGTGGATGCTGGCACTGATGACTCCACTATCGTCACCCCGAAAAAAATGCGCTGGGGTTTCGCGATCAGCCGTGCAGCCAATGGCTACATCATTCTCCCGACCTGGTTGGGCGGCCTGATTATTCAGTGGGGCCAAATTAATGTCGGCGACGTTGCCAGTGCCGCCGCAGTGAATTACTCGTTGCCGATGGCATTTCCTAATTTTCATTATCAGACATTGCTGTCCTGTGCAGAAACGGGTGCTGGTAGCTGGAATGCGTTCCTCATCAACAAGAGTTTGTCGGGCTTCTCGTGGGCGGCGAATGAGTGGTCAGCGGTCGTCCAGAACGCCAAAGTTACTTATCTCTCTATCGGTTACTAAGGACAGGCAATGGACACTCGCTATTACAGTAAAACAACGGGCAGCACCTACCTGGCTAGCGTGCACGGCGCCAATATGCCGGCTGATGCGATCGCGATCGATGAGGAGCGCTTTCTGTCGGTGATTGGCAGCCCGCCCCCCGGAAAGATCCGCAGTCACGATGCGCAGGGGCTGCCGGTTCTGATCGATCCTTTTCCGCCAACGGCCGAGGCGCTTTCGGTGCGAGAGCGGTTATGGCGTGATGCAGAGATCGAGCGTGTTAAGTGGCTGCGTGAGCGGCACCGCGACCAGCTCGACATTGGCGAGCAAACGACGCTAATGCCCGAGCAATTTAACGAGCTTTTGGTATACATGCAGGCCCTGCGCAATTGGCCTCAATCACCAGATTTTCCCGACAGCCAGCACCGGCCAACGGCACCGGACTGGATCGCCGACCAAGCCCAATAAACGCCCCGCACCACCGGGGCGTTTTCTTTTCCGCAACCCATCACACAACACCCGACAGCCCCTTCGTCCAAAGGGGCTTTTTCGTATCTGGAGAACCCCAAATGGCACTACGCCAAACCTACACCGTGCTCGTCCCATTCCCCACCGGGGGTGGCCACTGGTCGAGCGTCGGTCAAGAACTCGACCTGCTCGATGTGGAGGCCAGTGCGTTGCGCAGCGCTGGTCGTTTGGAGCTTAAAAAAACCGAGGCTGCCGAGTCGGCCTCTACATCCAACAAGGCCTTGAAGGCCGCTGCCAAGAAGGCTGAATAACCATGGCTGAGGTTTTGAACTTCGAGCACAACGGCATTACCGTCAATGCCACTGAATCTCCCGAGGCCATGGGTGGCCTGGGTGACAACGTCATCGGTCTGGTTGGCACTGCGCCGAAAGCGGATCTGTTGATCCCGCGTAACGCCCCGTTCCGCATCAACAGCTTCACCACCCAGGCACTATTGGACCCGACCGGTACCGAGTCGGGCACGTTGTTCCACGCGGTATTCCAGATCCTCAAAGTGGTCAAGGTGCCGGTCTACGTGGTCATCGTCGAAGAGGGCGCAACCCCCGCCGACACCCTGAATAACGTGATCGGCGGCATCGAGCCAGTGACCGGTCGCAAACTGGGTCTGGCCGCACTTGGTGGTGTGCCTGAAGACCTGACGATCATCGGTGCGCCGGGTTTCACCGGCACCAAAGCGGTGGCCAGCGAGTTCGCCTCGTTCGGCAAACGCATCAAGGTTCGCGTGGTACTCGACGGCAAGGATGCAGCAGTCGCCGATCAAGTGACTTACAGCCAGGAACTGGGCGGCGCGGACCTCGGTTTCGACCGCTGCCTGCTGGTGCACAACATGCCGTCGGTGTACTCCAAGGCGGCGAAGAAAAACGTGTTCCTGGCGCCCTCGAGCCTGGCCATCGCTGCATTGGCCAAGGTCAAGCAATGGGAGAGCCCGGGCAACCAGGTGACCTACGCCGAAGACGTTTCGCGAGTCGTGGAATACAACATCCTCGACACCTCCACCGAAGGCGATCTGCTCAACCGTTACGGCATCAGCTACTACGCCCGGACCATCCTCGGCGGCTTCTCGCTGCTGGGTAACCGCTCCGTCACCGGCAAGTTCATCAGCTACGTCGGCCTTGAAGATGCGATCAGCCGCAA